TTCCGACCGCCTGATCGTCCCGCTCCGCCGGGCGCCTCGGAGGGTGGGGGGGTCAACATCGGGGGGAACGCAGAGCTTATGAGCTTTGTTGAGGCAGTTGCTTCAAATCCCACGGCGATTGAGCACACTTTTGGGGGAAGCCTCGCAAAAGAAGCGTGGACGATCAAAACCTTCACGGATAATTTCGGTGGGGGTGAATGGGGCTTTCAACAAGGGCTGCGCCTTTATGCAGAGTCTCGTGACACCGTCTCAAAAAACCCCGAACTGCATGCAGCCCATGTATCGCAGGGTCAGAGTAATATAGCCGGTTATACCATTGATGGTGTTGCCAACTTTGGAAATTATTCAGATACGGCAGATTTTGGCTATAACTGCAATCGTTTTGTTGCGAGTGAGCTTAGTCAGATATGGACGGGATTCCTTGATGCAGGGCGCACACCGGAGGAAGCACAGAGTGCTATCAACCAGATTGTACGTCAGAACTATGGAACTTATCATTACAGCGTATTCCCGAAGAGTGTCTATTACAACATGGGCACAGATGATAATGCCCGTTATTTCAAGAAGGGGTTAGATACTTATATTTGGAGTACGTTAGGAAGTAATGCGACTACGGCAGATGCAGAGGGAGTAACACTTACTTTCAATCCGAATACGCGTCTCTTTGACATCAGCAGTGATATTCTAGGCGTACGTGCTTCAGTTTCGGTTGATGATATACGCAGAGCAGGGGTTGAGCAATATACAAAAGATGTCCCAGGAGAGGAGCGGGAGACACCATTAGATATGGATAATATTAATGCTCAGCGTTCGGTACCAAAACAGTACAACAACGCAGACAGCTACGATGACCCTTCTATCCTAGACGACTACTTCGATTACTAAGAAAGGAGATAACATGACTTTATTTGAGGCAGCCTCCCGCGTTGCCGCTGCAAACAATGTCCCGGTAGATATTGTCTATGCTCAGTTTCGGCATGAATCGGCCGACGGAACTTCTCAACTGGCCCGAGAGGATAATAACTATGCGGGTGTAACTTCCGAGAATGGGGGGTATATGCACTTTGACAGCATGGAACATTTCACGGATTACATGACAGGCTTCCTCGGTAAATTTGGTATCCAAGGAATACAGAATCCGGAGGATTATGTCGCCCAATTACAACGTGAGGGGTATTTTGGAGATAGCTATGACAACTATCTCGGTGGGGTGAAAGCCTTCATGGCGCAAGGAACAGAAGAGGCAGCACAAAGAGGAAGCACCGTTTCTGATGATTATTCTTCGACCGACTTAGACTTTTCTGTGCTCGCCTCCAATCATCCCGGAGACAACTATCTCACTGCGCTTTACGCCGATGAAAATTCCGTAGGCTTGCAGCCCCACTCCATTTATGGGCTGAATAAGATAGGCCATTATATCAATGATATGTATGGGAAGGTGACACTTATCACCGGAGGTGCTGAGCGGTGGACACACAGCGGAGGTGAGCATAGTCATCATACAGGGGATAAAGCTGATCTTGTCATAGCCGGTATCACACCCCAGTCTGAGGCGGGACGAGATTTTATTGAATTTTGTCATGCAAACGGTTGGTCATGTAATTATGAAAATGAAGGTTCCGAGAATGCACATTGGGACATTGACTTCACTGGGAATGACAATCGTGACCCTCAGACACAAAAACAGGGGTATACAGGTGACTTCCTTACGGATGTTCTTGAGCCGGGTTATGCAGCGCGTACCAATTATCGCTTCTATGGCAACATGGATGATGATACATTCGGAGACAATCTTACGGACGCAGAGCTTCCGGCATCCACCTTTAAAGCAATGTCAACCAATCTCCTCGATTCCGTTACCACTTCCGGCATCGCCAACGCTCTTCAGTATGTCTGGGGCGGTATTGCACACAGCGGTAAATGGTGGTTCGAGAAGAAAGACCCTGTCACACAGGAGGATGTCAACTATGTGCAGCAGGCGCTTCCCGGCGACAAAGACGCACAGCAGTTTATTCTGCTCAACGGGAGAGACAGTCAGGAAATCCGTTGGCTTGTCAATCAAAAGCTTGTTGACCGCAACCGTCAGGCGCTTGTTGAGAAGTGGAAAGAGCAGAATGACAGCATCCTTGCAAAGCTTCCGGTGTGGACTGCAGGCGGTGCAGGCTATCTTCTTGACCCGCTGAATCTGATTCCGATGGGCAGTGCTATCAAAGGAACACAGATGGTTGGACGCCTCGGCAACGCCATCCGCAACGTCGGTAAGGCCCGGGAGATCGCACAGATCGCCGCTAAGACCGGCTATGAGCTGACAAAGATGAATGCTCCGATTGCAGGTGCAATGGCAACAAATGACTATCTGAAGAACCGCTTCGGCGGGGAA